TGACTAATACCTGTCGTATTAATGACAAGCGTACCTGCTACGTTAGCCGAGGATAAGAAAGCCCTTGTCACTTAAAGGACCTCTTATCCGAAGACTACTACACGTATTTGGTTTGTTGTAGGTGCTGTTGAGAAGGCAACTGTAACAGTATTTGTAGTAGAGTGTGTAACGTCTGCAAAGTACTCAACGTTAGTTGAATTGTCGTATAAGGTAACCTGAACATCCGTGGTAGCCAAGTTGTGGGTTACTGTGTAAGAAAGCGATGCGCCATCACCGATTGAGGTAGCGTACTTGCGTACTACTACGTCGGTGTTGATAGCTACCTGGTTAGTGGTTGCTGCTCCAGCAGCACCCTGGCCAGAGATGGTGATACCAAGACCTGGAGTTACTGCCAAACCGCTGGTTGTTGTAGCCAAACCAGAGGTGCTGTTGAGCAAGATCAAGGCACCAAATGAGTTGGTTGTCAAACCACCGGAGGTAGTTGGGTTAAGAGCAAGACCTGAAGAGGTAGTTGTCAAACCTGATGCTGAAGGCAAGAGGATAGATGCTCCGCCAGAATCTGCTGCCAAACCGCCAGTTGAGGTTGGGGTGAATGAGAAGGTTTCTCCAGTAAGGTTAAGTCCGTTACCAGCTAGGTAAGTTCCAGCACCAGAGAACTGGGTGAAGGTGATCGCATCGGTGCCAATCTTAATTCCATCATGTGGAGTAGATGAAGATCCAAGGTTAGACTGTACCCAACCTGTGTTAGCCTGTCCACCCGAACCAACAAAGACGAAGTCTCCAGCAACTACTTGACCAGCAACGTAGTTATCATAATCGGTTGCACGAGTCAAGACGGTTGCAACACCGGAAGTTCCAGCAGTTGTTACTAAGTAGATACCGTTTGCCTCGCTAGATGTTCCTGCGTCTGCAGTAACACCGTTCTTAACAAGAATACGGTCGCCAGATGCAAGTGTGTAAGAATCAACAACTGTTGTTCCTGTTGAAGAGAAGGTAATTGTTGCGCCTACGCCAGTACCGCCATCAGCACCTGATGTACCAGCAGAATATGTAGCTGCAAGAGTTGTTGCGGTTGCTACAGATACAGAACCGTGTACGTTAAGTGAGCTTGCAGTTGCGTCAACGTATGCTTTGTTAGCTGCATCAGTTCCTGCAGTTGGTGTGGCAAGGTTTGTGATCTTATGGTTGTTTAGAGAAACATCTGCTGCTGGAGCGCCAAAAGTATCAAGTGTAAAGTTAGAAGGAGTAAATGCGTGAACGTGATCTTCACGAGCAGGAGCAGTACCAGTACCTACTCCAGCAGAAGCTGCTGTAATTGTAGACGGTGTTACAGATGTAAGTGAAGGCGTACCGTGGGTGTGGTCTGAGTGGGCTACGGTTGTAGCTGAACCATTTGAAGATCCAAGTCCATAAGATGTAGCAGCTGTTACCGCACCAAAACCAGGACCTGCGTGGGTATGATCTGCACGAGCAAAGTTGGTAGATGTTCCGTCTGCGGCTGTTCCAGCAATTGTTAAAGTAGTGCTAGCTCCGGAACCAAAAGCGTTGGTCTGCTGCCAAGTGGTTCCGTTAGAGTAGTAAACTAAGAAGTTATCAGTAGCATAATAAAAAGTACCTGATGCTACGGCAGTCGCAACTGGACGAGAAGCAAGTGCACCTGCGCTAATTCCGTCAGCAGAACCCCAAGCAGTACCATTCCAGATATACAAACCGTTAAGAGCAGTGTCGTAGTAGATCTGACCTACTACTGGAGATGAAGGTGCCGTTGCAAGGTTTTGAATTCGAGCATTTTGAAGCTCAAGCTTGCCTAAATCAATTGGGGTTAAAAACTTACGTGCCATTTACTATCTCCTTATGATAGGTAAGCGTGTCCACTAAAAGCTGAAGTAAATGTTAGCACAAGACTACTGGGGTTTAGGTAGCTAACTTCACCTTCTACTTGACTACCCCCAGAGTCTACAACAGTTATGTTCGGATAAAAGTTTAAATTGTGGGTGATTGTCCAGATAGCTGAGGGGCTGTTTTGTGTATAGGAATAGGCTACAGCCTGTACTGGGTTATCTAAGTTAGTTAGAGTAATTGGTGGGTTCTCTGTAATGGATATAGCGGCATTACAGTTCCCGCATGTACAGGTGTCCGAATTGCTACATTGGTAGATTACCGTAGGAAACGGCGCTAAGTTGTTTGGGGTCCATACTGTAGGGCTCATACAACACCGTATCCTGAAGAGTTAGTCACTGATGGGAAGGTATATACCTTCCCTCCAAAGTAGGTCTTTACTTTACCTGTTTGATCGGTTAGGCGTAAATCATAGTAAGCAGTCTTTGGAAGGGTCTCTGTAACGCTTCCTGGAAGACTTAGGGTCAAAATACTAGGGTAGGACTGGCCTTGGGCATTTACCTTACCTACTGTAAAGGAGCCAAGAACAACCGGCCCAACCTGAGAGAATTCGCTGTTTTGGTAAAGAACAATTTCAGATTTAGCCGTGTAGTTAGTAAGATCAAAGTTGAACCCAAAGTCTTGTACAAAATCGTCTCCGGAGTACATTTCGAGATCCTGTACCAGGATAGGCTCTGGAGGAGTCTGATCCCCGTAGGTAGGTACTGGAAGCATAACTCTTTGTGGGAGAGACCAGTCATCAATTTCTTGTGGCTTGTAGATAGGGATGTAGCGGTTTGTAAGACGGCTGATACGTCGAAGACTTGATACCTCAATACGGTAAAGTCCAATACCTAGCATTGAGCATATCTCACGGTATTGTTGCTGACGAGTAGTCATCATGCTCATAAGCTGGCTGTAACGTTCAGAACGTGGGATACTGACGCCATCTGGAGACATGATATTGATATCAAAAGCGGAGTCATTGGCTAAAGTATAGAGGGCCAAGGTAGTGGCTAAAATAACCACTGGATATTCTTCTACAGCAGGTAGGAAAGCAAGCTGGGTTATTGAGCTGCCCAAGCTAGTTGTCTCTCCACGAGTATGCTGGGCAAAAGCTGTGTTGACATAGTAGGCAACTTCAGAGTCAGTAAAGTAACGATACGCCTGTCCAGCAACAGTGACGATTGCGTTGTTTGCTGGGGCTGTAGGAAGGGTTAATACACCGGTTCCTTCTTCAACGATGGCGGTTGAGGATACGTCGGTTGAGCCAACTTTAACAACAAGGGTAGAACCTTGAATAGGCGCTTGTGAAAGTTGATAGCGCACAGTAACACCGTCACCAGTGTAGGTATCCACAAAGGTTCGTGCTGTGTCGCCAAGTTCTGCCCGAAGTCGGTCAGAGAGTGCTTGTAATGTTGCCACAAATCCTCCATCAGATAGTGTGCTAATCATCTAACAAATCTTGAGATTAGTCAGGTTAAAAAAGGCCCCCATAGACAGGAGGGCGGGTGTCTATGAGGGCGGCCACGGGGTGCGACTTAGAGGCGGTCGTACAAATAACCTTTTTCTTGTAAGTGAGTCGCTACATGCTTTGGAACTTTGTACTTTTTACCTGTTTGGAATGAATAATTGTTTCCAGCGCCAATAGTAACCATGTCTAGGTTCTCTGCTACTCGAATGACAACCTGGTCGTCTGCAAGGCTTACGCCCACGCTTTCGATCTCGTCAATTACTGTTGGGTTTTCTGGGTTCTGAGTAAGGTCAACAACTTCAGTCTCATCTTTGTGAGCCTTTGTTTGTGTTGCCATTGAGATTTCATTAGCACGTTCTGCTAATACCTCTGCGTTAGCTGCTAGTAGAGCCTCACGCTGACGCCCTGTAACGTCTGTAACTTTTGCTTTTGCCACGATATTTATTCTCCTGTTAGATTAGTTGGGGTGGGGGAGGGTTTCAAGGCCCTCCCCCCGGTATTAAATTAGTTGGTTTCTGCAATAACTACAGACTGATCGGTGATAAGACCGAGGCCGTAGATAGCGTACCATGCAAGAGCGTGCTCACGACCGAAGTCAAGAATACCGCCGTCACGAAGCTCAACTGGAAGTGAGATAGCGTGACCGAATGCGTTGTCTCCAATGAAGATAGCTGAGTAGC